AAAATAGAACAGGGCCCCTAGCGTTAACTAAGAGCCCTGCCTAATGGAACAACGAATGCAAAAGAAGCATTATGAGACCAACCGTCAGTCATCTGAAAGTGGACCGAAGTCGATCTCGAAGCAGTTCATACCAGAACCAAGGCTATCGTCAATAGTATTCTTTGCGACACTGACGAGTCCTTTAGCGGCAAAGTGATTATCAAAGATGATCTTGCAGCTGTGCTTAGAGTCAGCCACTAGGATCACATAGTTTTCAAAATGTTCTCCGAGGATAGCAGTGACGCTTTGTAAATCTTTGGCCATAGTTACTTAGAGTTAACTTAGAGTCTAACTATAGACTAACTTTAGTGTAATATTCAATATTGTTATTATTACTAATTACTGACTTTAGTTAACCTATAGTTACTATAGGGGGACATTTCTACCCTTGTCAATACAGTATTTCCCCCATCCATATAAAATCATTGGTTTTTTGTTCTTACATTAGTTAATATCGCTTATTGTTTTACCTATAGCCCTACAATATAGGCGGTACGAATCACCAAGTGAGAATATTGGCGCCCCCGCGGCGGATCTTAAAGTAAGCCTCGGCGTGTTTCTGTAGCTCTTTTCGTATATCGTCGTCTTTTCGCTCTAGGATGCGTTCTGACGCGTCTTGGGCCATTTGCTGACTCCAGTAACCAACAGCCATCGAAAGCGCGTCTAAGCGGTCGTCATGGGTCACAGCGCCGCGATCTCGTGTTATGCGTGTTAACTGGTAGATCAACTGGTATTTTAGAGCGTGGTCTTTAGGATACACCTGGCTAGTCTCGTAGTCGTTCTGAATGACCTTAGGATCGACTACCAGCTTATGCCCAGTCATCACTGGCTCTAGTGTATCGATTATACGTTTTTCTTTCTGTGTGCTGTGTCTCACCTCTTCGATTGTGCAAGCGTGGACTTTGCGCAACACAGGTTTAAGCAATTCGACAAACATGCCGTCACCGAAGTTAGACTCAACGACAATCTCGTTGACCTTGTGTTCTTTGGCGGTCATAGAGAGAAACTTGAGTGTTTCCTCTGAGTATCCTCCCTGGACTCCACCAGCCGCTGTGACATAAAGATACCCGTTTAACATTTTGACTACCGCGTAGCCTGTCTCGTCTTTACCTCGTCCTGACGGGTCGATAGACATAACGGTCCCTGTGTATTCTATGTGTTTACCTAGGGTCTTCATAGGCCTGTAGAACCTATCGCCAGTCATGCCGACATTGGGGATCGATCCGTCCCACTCTAGGTCCGGGTCTTTGGCCCACACTAGTCGTTCTGGGGCAAGCTCAGTGTCCAACGACATCACAATCAGATCTGAGATCTTGAGTGGATACTTTTCGACATCACTGAGGTTCGAATCGAGCATAAACTGTAAGGCGTAACCTGCAGACCCATAGGATACTTTACGTTCTGCAAGATCCACATCAGAGAACCGGAGTGGCTCTGTTGACTTTCCTTTATTATCAATATTAATACAACACTCAGCGATGTGACCATCGTATCGCTTCATGTTCTGGTCTGGGGTGACATACTGCGCAGGCCAGACGCGGGTCTGGTAGCCACGCTCGGTTAGCTGTCGGTATATCGTGTCTTCGCACTGTGGCGTTCCTAGAAAGATTACCTTGGAGTCGTCGAGGGGCTTAATGATCGCATCGAACTCTTTGACTTGTTCTCCGAGCTTGTCTCGCATCATCTGGGTCGCCGAGTTATTCGGCACCTCGACGTCATCGGCAACAATAATGTCAGCACGAGACCCGGTCAGTTGAGATGTGATACCCAGGGACTTAACGGACGGGGCGTGTGACGCTGGGGCTGGCCCGACGTCAAACGAGATCTTGGAGAACCGTTGTTTGTCTTGGGGTATAAGATGCTTAAGGAGTGGCATCTCATGGATAAGCCTAAGAGTAAAAGTTGAGAAGTCGTCTGCTCTAGTCTTTGAAGCAGAGACAACAAGTATGTTCTTTGAGGGATCGAGGAGCAACTGGTGGACAACATAAGCAGAGCAAATCCAGCTCTTACCGACGCCGCGAAAGCCTTGGATAACTGCTCGTTTATCTCCGTGCTGCATGTAATCCGCGATTTCATATTGTATTCTAGTTGGTTCAGGTAGGTTAAGTTGTTTCCACACTAGGTAGAGAAAGTTCCTGAAGTCTTTGAGTTGCCTTAGGTCAGCCATTTCGTGATCTGTTCTGGCTTTTCTTTTGGAGCCGTAGGTTTGACGCAGCGTTGTTCCTGGGGTTTCGGTCTTTGTGATCGACGTCGCGACCTTTGATTTTGCTTAGCCCCAGCTTGCGAGCCATGAGTCTCCGTGCGGCATTGCGTCCGGCTCGGCGTTTCTTTTGGCTCGGCTTAGCGTGGTAGTTAGCGTATTCGCTCTTGTAGTTTCTACTCATTGGACGCCATGTTTACAATTCGGTCTACGTTATCGTCGTGAAACGGCAAGGCGTTGACTAGTTCGTGGAGTGGTGAGCTTTCGGTGGCCACGGCGGACACGTTGTTGTCCTTGAGGAACTGCCTGACCGTCGATAGGTCAGCCGTGGATGCCTCTCCTGATTTGACCCTGAGTAAAAACTCTTCGATCAGTAGGTCCTGGAGTTCATATAGTTTATCTGAGCGGTCCATGTTACTTTAGTTCCTTTCTTATTTTTATTATTAAATATGTAAGCGTGGTGACCCCGACGCAAATAGCGATCGAGGTGTTAACACTTTCAAGGGTGATGGCCCCGAGGAGCCCTGTTACGCCAACTAGTGACGGTGCATACGTTGAGTTCATTATTGTCTAGCGGCTCGTGCTTTCTGTATCGCTTCAATCTCACGCATGCGGAGCTCTGGGTTTTCTTTGAGCATCTTTGATCTCGCTACGCCCCTGTAGGCCCTGATCATACGACGCACTGCGGCAACTCTAGGGCTGTCGCTCCCTGTTTCGTCTTTGAGATCTGCCTCTGGTAACGCCGCATACTCTTTACTGTTGAACATGGTTTCTAGGCGTTGTCGCAGTGTCTTACCCCGGATCGTTGAGGTCCCGACGAGCTCTAAGAACCTATCGTAAGACTGTTGGCCAGTCTCTGGGTTATAATATTCTTTCATATCTAACTCTTCAACGCCAGGCCTCAGGAACCGCGATGGTTGTCTGAAGCCAGACCTGAGGTTAGAAAGCTCATATTCGACCACGTTCTTCGGGTCTTCTTTAATATATAATGGATTAATAACACCAGCGACACCCCCGCTACTAGGGACTGTCATGACTTCCCCGAGCATATTACGCCTCGGAGGTAAGTTACCCCCAGCGGGTGTCCGTTTGATCATACGGTCAATGATACCCCGTGCTTCACGTAGTGGCCTGTCTTCTTCGTAGTTAAGTGACTGGTTGATCACGTTAGGCACAAAGCCTCCGGCGATGCTACCGAGGAACTTCTCTGCGTCGCGCACTGGGTCTTTGAACTTCAAGAAATCAAAGAGGTTATCAAGCCCCTGGACATAAGACTTAGACGTGATGTTGTTCGAGAACGCAAGAGCCGCAACGCTAAAGACTTTCTCAAGGTCCCCGTCGTCGAGCTCGTTGTATGTCTGTGCTTCGTTGATGTCAGCGACAACGCCGAGGATCGTAGCGATCGGGTCGAGTCTGTTGTAACTTACCCACTTGTCTCCGATTTTAATCGAATACTGTTGGTTGTTCATCTCCCATGACTCTCGTTGCTCTTTGTTCTTAGGGCCATAGCCTGTGATGAGCCCTTGGCCTTTACCGCTCTGTAAGAAATACAGCAAGGCAGCCGTGGTGGTCACTGAGGTAGCCAGTCGTCCTCGTGTCTCGGCCCGCACTGTAGCGTCAGGGCTCCTAAGCTTGGCCCTAAAGTCTTTACTTAGGACCTGTAGAGATCCAAAGGGAGACCGAGAGATACCGTAGGTCAACAGGTTCGTCGGTGTGCGCACAAACGGAATCACAAACTTAAGCGTTGGGTGTTTCTGCGTTAACATAGACAACATGTTTGACACGCTGTTCTGTGAGTCCTGCGTGTGCGTGTTGATTTTCGCCATCTGCTCTGCCTTAGCAGTCAAGACGCCCCGGTCTTTGAAGCTGAGCTCTGTGCCATCAGGTAAAACAAAAGGCTGCTGGGTAGACTTAGCGACTTCCTTTTCGATAAAGTTCTGTCGTTCTTCAAACTTTAGATCCATCTCGTCAGCTTTGAGCTCTGCGTCGCGCCTAATGCCTGCCTCATTGAAGATCCTTCCGGTCTCAGTGGTGTAACCTTGGACTCTATCTGCAACATACTTAGATAGGTTTTTGCCCCTGAGTCCTTTCTGGATTGCTTCGGCTGCTAACTCTTGTTGAACGTAAGCTCGGTAGTTGAACGCCTTGAAAAACTCATCGCCAGCCACGAGTCCCCTCGATGGTAGTCGCACTACTTCCCCCAAGAAGTTAAAGGTGCTTGATATAGCATTATCACCCCCTGGAGGAGAATAACTAATAGCTTTACGCGCGCTCGCTCTGTCGTCAAATAGCCTTGCCTCGGGGATCGAGATGGCCTCTCCGTTCTTTAGGGCTCGTGCTGACAACTTGAAAGCATCGGCGACGGCTTGCATACTAAACGAATACTGTAGGGTAGCGCGAGTGAGCGCAAAGTTACCTGACAACGCGCTGCCTAGGGTTCTCTCGACGGTCCCTACGGCATAAGTTACCGCAGAGCCAATCAAGTTAACTAGTTGTGTAGTAGGACCTGAGAGCAGTGAATTCATCCAGTATTCTTGCACCATGTTCATCATGTTGCTGCCTAGTCCGCCCTTAGCGATCTTATTGAGTCCGTGCTCTATGTCGTCTCCGGTCTTAGCGTTGGCCACGAGGTCCAAGAGTTTCTCGTCGCTCATGCTACCCAAGCGATGATCGCGGAACTTAGCGATGTCTTGTGGGGTCAGCTTGTCAGGCAGTGGGTCGATCTTCTTGCCTTTGATTTGTTTATACATGTATTTACGCTGGAGCATTCCTAGTGAAGCAGTGCGTCCAAACTGTGCAAACAGGTTCTGTGAGGCATTAGTAAGATTAAGGTGGAAGAGCATCTCAGTGAACTTCTCATCGTAGGCGTCGGTTCCTTTGGTTAACCCTCGGGTTTCAATAGCAAGGTCATGGGCTTTGCGTGCTAATGTATTATTTAAATATTTAATAGCCATCTGGTCCTTGTTGAACTGATCAGCGTATTGATCTCCGCGTGCCTTTAGCTTTTTATACTCAGCCTCAATAGAGTTCTTATTGCCACCAAGCGCATCCGAGAGATCCATTGACTCTTGGAGAATATCTTTCTCAGTTGTCTTTTTGAGCGTTCCCTTTTCGATAGCCTCAAGCGTCTGGTTGGTAGACAAGGCACGAACAAGAGGCAATAAGTCACTTTCAGACGACACGAGCCTTATGTTACTCATCAGCGCTTGCTTACCGCCTACGCTTATGTCTTGGGCTAGTGCTCTGTTAAGCTTTGTTGCTTTTGCTTCGGCCTCTGGGTTTAATTTCTGTCCGTCTCTGAGTGGCGTATTAGCAAAGCCAAGTGATTTATCTGAGTCAGCATCGAGCCTAAATTGAAACTCTTGTTGCTCTAGGCCATCAAAGCCACTAGGTTCGTCAGGCTCGTCTTCAATTTTCTCTGCTTCAATATCAGGCTCCTCTTCTCCTTTGACTTTACTACCTGGGCGCTTTGCCTTAGGGGCTTCTATTTCGTTTGCACTGAACAGCTCGTCTTGTGTCAGGTCAGACTTTGACAATGCTTGTTCAGTAGCTTCCTCAGGGTCCATCCCCGCGGCCACTAGCTTCCCTCTATTTTTTATTAATTTAATACTCTTAAAGAACGGGATTAACAGAGGCGTAGCAGCAATCTCAATAAACATACCCTCCAAAACGTTCTTGAAGCGACCTTCAATTTCCGTCTCGTCTCCGGTAGCCTTAAGATACTCAGTGACCGGATTCTGGAACATTTCATACTGATACAGGAAGTTACTCAATCGTTCTTCTTGTCCGTTGAACGCCAGGAAGTCTGCACCGACACCAGCCGCGTAGTTCTTAGCGAACGAGGCTTTCTTGGATGTCTTATTGATCGCTGCCATTTGTTTTGCAGGGATCTGGTTGCCTCGTTTCAGTAGTTGTTTTGCGACGTCACTACCAAACATCTTCCTAGCTTTAACCACCTGACCTGCTTTACCTAGCACTCCCGCAACAGGAATAAACCCAGTGATAAACTGAGAGATACCTTCTACAATACCCCCGGCCATCGTTGATGAACGTCCAAGCTCCCGCTGGTCATAGTCTGGGAGAAAATCTCCGGTAGCATAGTCTACGAAATTGTAGACTCCTTGCACTGCGCCTTCAATACCCCGGAATGGAGCTTTAACAATATCGAGGAACAAGTCGTCTTCTTCTTCGTTTGGTGGCATTAAGCTGTCTTCTGTGGCCATAAGTGTGTTACGTTGTGTTTAATATTATTTAATTTATTCAAGGTAGAAGCCCTTTGCCTTCAAACGCCCCGTCATCTGACAAGGGATCGTCAGCCGCTAAAGGTTCTGAAACCCTAGGCTCAACAGCGTCAATAAACTGTATGCCTTTCTTCTTAAGGATGCCGTTATAGCGTGTCATCTGTTTATTCGTTAAGTCTCTACCGTAAGGTATATCATAGCGGAATTCTGGCTTTGTCTTGAAGGCCCCACCAGTATCGTGAACAACAGCCCTTACGTTACGTAGGGTCTTTGTGGCTCCGGTCTTCGGGTCTTCATAAGGAAGCTCAGGAATAATATACGATTTATTATAAAAAGAAGGACTCCCTGCTAATGTTATGTATTCAGAGGTTCCGTTAGCGTAGTCTTGGACAGTGCGAACTAGAGCCTTTCCATCAGGTCCTGGGCGTGACGACGGATAACCACCTTCCATTTTATCTCCTCCTCTTTGTGGAGAGTAGACCGTAATATCACCTTCGGTTCCTGTTACTTTAGCTTCTACTGTGGGATCAGTCTTTATAGGTTCATCGAGATTCAACTCTAGTTGTTCTTCGCGCTCTTTCTTAAGTTCAGCCGTTGTTCGGATAGGTGGGCGAGCTTTAGGTGTAACTTCTGGCTTAACCTCTGGTGTAACCTTAGGCTTAACCTTAGGCTTAACCTCTGGCTCTTTAGCTTTCTTAGGTTTCTTGTTTAGGATGTAATCGCTGCGCCTCTTCTGGGACCCTTTAATTCTCTCGGGCTCTAACCCTAGAATTCCCGCTAGTTCAACTATCTGCTCATCAGTGGCGTCTTTTAGCATCGCTTTTGCTTTGTATTCTAACACGATAGGTTGATACGGCCCTGGCGCTCCTAGCCCCGAAAACTCAAACCTAAAAAATTCTTTAGGATTTCGCAGAACCACGCCTTCCGATAGATACCCTGGTTCTCCTTCCCCGTTGCTTACTGCTTTTATAACTTCATCGTAAGTGTATCCTTGGAATAAACGCCGTGCTCTCAATACGTTGTCAGTGATTTTCATGCGCTCTTTTGCAAATCGCTGCCCAACAGCATCGTTAGGATTAAACCTTTTACGTTGTAATTCTTTAGTTTTAGCCAGGTTTCTTCGTATAGTAGGAACGGCTTCAGTGTATATCTCTGATATATCGTCTATAATCACCTGCATATCTTCAGGTGAATTCGGATTGTATTTAATAGTGTGCTCTACTGCATCGTAGAGATCCGACATTTTAAACGGTGTCTTTTCATAGGCCCTAAAAACATTAAAGGGCGCTATGGATACGGCCTGTTCTTTAAAAGCTGTTCCTATAAGTCTCTTAAACGAAAAAGTATTATCACCAGCAACGCTGATCATTTCGCTTGATTTAGCTATAGAATCTTTGGTTTTCACTGTCCTCGCTTCGCGCTCCTCTTTTTCCTTTTGGACTCGCGCTGTTTCTTCTTTTTGCTCTTTCTGTTCAGCGGCCTTATCCTCTTTTTCTTTTTTGATAGTGTCTAGCAACTCCACTTTAGAGTCGTTAATAATCCCCGCCGTAAGTGAGGTCATGTATTCAGCCAGTATAGCATTCCTCTTATTTTTAATATTATCGTTTTCACCGATACTAAATGATTCAGTGGAGTCAGGTAGTGTTAACTCTTCGCCTGGCTTTAGACGCGCTATCTTGTCTATGGCATAGGATCGTTTATCTTTGTATAACTGGAGGTATTTGTTTTCAATGCGACGGAGCTCGGGTCCTAGACCTATTATATCATAGTCAACGTCTTTATATGAGTCTATTGCTTTCTCGTCTCCCCCAGCAACGATTAGTGCCTCTTTAACATCTACACCCTTGAATGTTCCGGCTTCTAGTTCGTTAAGAACTGTCTTTACTAAGGTGGATCTGAAGTCTCCTTTGACTTCTGACACTGAAACCCCAGACTTACCACTGTCTGCAGCTGACTCCATTTCATCGATGTCGTCGTTTAGCTCTTTGAACCCGTTGACATACGCCCTGCCTAACCCTTTTAACATTTCTGCTTCTTCAAATTCCCCTAATTTTAAAGATTTTATGTATGCCTCTTCTTTCTCAAGAATATCAAGGACATAAGGCTCTTCGCTACTGTAATTGTCGTCGTCTGCAGCCTTAGCGAAGCGCTTCTTCATGCTCATCTCATAATCGTTAGCTCTAGATAAAGCCTCTGCTTTCTCTTTGTTCCGCACCGTAAGCGCCATCTCTTTGAGCTCGTCTATTTTCGTCGAGTAAAAGCTTTCGCCTAAGGGACTACCAGACGCTGAGTCGATCGCTTGGTTACCAATGGTTACCCCTGCGTCTCTCATGTCCTCAAGGAACGCAATGCCGTCGTTTAGTTCCTTGGTGCCGCTGTCGAAGTTAAGGATACCGAGCGCCGAATCGATGACCTTTATCTGTTCTGAGCGGGACAAACTGCTACTAAAATTGTCCCATTGACTCTTAAGTCTCACTAGGTCTGTTCCGTCCTGTGGTTTATACGTCCGGGCCAGTGAGCTCGCTAAGTTCGGCATGAGCACTTCTTGTTTATGCTCTTCGGCCATAGCTGAAGGTAACGTCTGTTTTAATTTATTAATATTAACAGAGGCTTCCTGTAAGAACCCGGTCCGCATAATTCCCTTATCTTCGCTATTGAGTCCTGAAGACTTCAGATAATCCTGTGTGATCTCATTGATCGCTTCGCTGATCTGACTGTAACTAGGCTTGTCTCCTTCTTCTCTAAGAAACTTAGTCTTGAACTCTTCGATGCGCTCATCGAGCACTGCGTTAAACTCCACGTTCTTCTCAGCGCCCAACAACATCTTGGCGCGGTAGGTTGCCACAGGGTTAAGCTCGTAGTCGTCCCTGAAGGCCTTAGAGAGGTTCACTTCGGCTTCTGGGCGTGCCAACAGTCTCTCTTTTTCCGCAGGGTCCATGCTCGCGATTTGCTGCTGGACATCTAAGATTTGTCTTTCGTTCTCTGCGATCTGGGCGTCACCGTATTTCGCGATGATCGGGTTGACTTTACCTAAGGCATCTGCGAGGCGTCCTAGCGTCGTCTGTTCGGCCTTGGGTGTCCGCTGGACCGCCACCGAATACTGTCCTGCCTGGAGTTCACGCGAGGTAACACTAGGCAACGATAAGTTAAAATCGACCTGCTGACGGCGTTGTTGTTGGAGAAGTTCTTGTGGTGTCATCTATTGTGTTCCAGTTTTCTGTTTTCCGATTGTAAGCTGACGGCCTTTTGCCGTTGAGTAAGCGTCGAGGCTTCCAAGTGCCGACGTTAAGGCTGTCCCTAAGAAGTCTGGTTGGTCAATCGGTCTATTAATATTAATATAATTCTGTTGAGTCTGGAGCCCCAGGTCACGAGCTTTAAGTTCATACGACTGGTCAGCCAGGGTCTGACGTTGTTCAAAGGCAAAACTGTGCTCAGCTACTTGTCTCTCTAGGTCTCTCATCTCGGCCAAGTAGCTCGCAGACTCAGTGCTGATACCTGCGGCACCTGCGGCCACTTGTTTTCTCGCCATGGCCTCCATGCTCGCCCTGTTTGCCTGTTGGACCTCTTGGGCTACCCTGAGTGCATCAGCGGCTTGTTGTTGCCGTGTCGCTGAGATCTGCGCCATGTATCGTGCGTTCTCAGCGATCGACGCCCGTTTCTGTGCTTCGGCTTGCATACGGGCTTGTTGGGCCTGAGCGCTGAAACTCAGCATACCCTGGGCTATCGGACCGAGTATAGAAGCTGTCCCTACGGACTTCGCTAATAGCGACGTAGCGGCCACTTTTCCGCCGAGTAGCGCAGAACCTGCTGCACCGAATGCTAATGGTAAACACATAGTAGTTTATTTAGTTGTAATAATAAATTCGTAAAAAGCCTGAGACGAGATCTCTACTTCGCGTAGAAACTTAGCGCCACAGAACTTGAGCCAACGTATGGCCATCTTGTTGTCTTTGAGCACCACATTAGAGGTGACCCCAAAGGGCTTAGAGATATATTGCACCCAGTCACGCGATGCTCTTATGAAATGCCTACGGTGCTTAGTGACATCCGGGGTGCCAAGCATCCAGATATACCCACCGTTCTCAGTAGGCCCTGAGCCGAACATAGCGAACGGCTTCTTGTCTCCATCGATCGCCGTGTAAGTTGACCTGTCGGTCGTTAAGGCTAACATTAAGGCTTTCTTTGGCGTGCTGCCTAGGAGTGTGCACTCTAGGGCATCGTGGGGCCTCAGGTTATCTTTGAGCTCATGGACGTGGTGTATCGTCGCCTGGACGATCGAACAGGCTCCGTAAGTCCTACTAGGCTCCATATCGACTTGACCGTGTGTGAACAAAGGTTTCGAACTCAGCGGACTGGAGGTTACTAGGCTTAGCCCCATCGTTCTCTAAGACTATCTCTACGTTTTCACTAGAGGTAAACACGGGGGCCCTAAAGAATCCGTCTTTGAGCTCAGTGCGTAAGGAGCTCCCAGCGCCCGTGAACGACTCAGGGAACTCGTTAGTATATTGTGCTCGTTTATCCGGTGTCACCTTGATCTTATAGTCTGAGGTGTTCGTGTGGTAAAGCGATAGATTCTTAATGAACTGCTTGGCCGCTGCGCTAGGTGTGCGTGCTTGTCCTGCCTGGGCCTTAAAGATCTGCTCAGAGAACGTGTAAGAACTGGTGAACTTAAAGCCAACCCAGACTGACGTGTTGTCATCCCATACGCCAGTGTTTGTTACTGTTAAAAGTGTGTTATTCCCGATAGTGGTTATAGTTACTGGAATGTGTATTCCTCTGTCGCTATACACAACAATATCAGAAGTTGCATAGTAAGGTGTAATTTGGCTGCTTGTGCTTCCCCCAGACGAAACAGAGAAGTTTAAAATGTTACTTCTAAGAGGGCGGGTAGATCCTGAAGTATACGTAGGAAACCTTATTTGATCATTATAGATGACTGCGGGGACTCGCATGTCTAAGTGAGTAACATCATCATTTGGGGTAGTTGTAATTGTCTTAGAAAAAGAACTTCCTGTCCCTGTGTAAGTTGCCAATCCTTCGTCTTCCCCGTCAAAGTTAAGAGGTAAGTTAACAATGTATGTCTCGTCTGTTACTGTATCAGAAACAATCATATACAAGGTCGAATCGATAAACTCAAAGCCCTTGATGTTTACCCCAAAGTCCCACTTAAACCATGAGCTCAATACTTTCTTATTCTCGCTAAAGAAGTAACGATACATGTAAAGTGTCTGGTCTTCGTCTTTGGACAAGATCCCTAGTAGGTTCTCTGAGAGCGACCCAGAGAAGTATGTGATGTCCTTAGGGATATACCGAGGGACTTGCTCAGTGATCTCGTTGGACTCATAGACGTCAGTGGTCTTGTTGAGCGAAAACTCTCGGATACCTGTGTTGTTTCCTAAGTCAAATGAATAATAAATATATGAACCGACAGACACAGGGTCGGTCTCATTGTTGTATTCAAAGTTCGTAATAGGCTTCACTGAGACCGTGCGTGGTGTCAGTAGGTCTTCCCCTTTAAGAACAAACTGCCCGTTCGTTGAGAACAAGATAAGGTTCTCTTGGGACGCAGCCGCTGCTGTGATTTCAGTGACTCGATTAGACTCAACAATGACGTCAATAGGGTCCGAGTCGAGAAGGGTTGTGACTGTGGTCCGCCCAAAGTTATACTCGAAGATTCCCTTGTCATTTACTCGTCCTAGTCCGGCTTCAGAAAGTATTACGTTACTACCACAAACAAACCCTAAGCGATTCTTAAAGAACACACTGTTCTGAATTGTTTGGTCAGAAAAAGAAGCAAAAGGATTGCTTATCTCGTCCCCTACGCTGCGCGGTGCCGTCTTAAGGTGCCCTAACTCAAACTTATTTAACCCTGTGTTCGTTATGAACAAAGGCAAACTTGTTTCTTTGTAATTAAGAAGCGTATCAGGAGCCACGGTCTCAATCCAAGAGCCTGGGCCGATAGATTGGTTCTCATCGTCTGTCTTAAACTCGACGTAGTAGTCGTCAGCAGCCAAGTCACCATCACCACGCACCTTGACTCGGAAGCCGTTCTTAGCGAACAAAGGAAGGTCAGTGATTGCCCCTACTTCCTTGTAGACGACGCCTATTGCTCCTCCTCCAAGTCCGTCCTTGGCTTTTATCTTGAAGTCACTTTTAGTCGGTCCTGAAAGCTGACGTGACAAGACAATCAGGTTGCCATCTCGAACTAAACTGAACTCTGCGTTTGTTCCTGCGTTGATTCCGCTAAACCTGTCTTCAAACCCAAAGTTATCAGATGCGGCATGAATAGAAGATGAGTGTTGGTTATATCCCTCAATATCTAAAGCAGGTGATCCTCCTGCCCCCTTTGCAATTATCTCAGTGATCCTTGAAGTATCTGAGTGCATTGCTTGTGTAGAGTTCTCAGAGTATATCTTTATGTTAGCCGTGTTGTCATACTTAGTGCCTCCACCTAAACCTGGTGACTGCGCGAGGGTTACTGTTACAGTAATGGTGTTGCCTACATGCTGAGCTACTCTAACCCCTGCGTTCTTCTTAAAGATAAGAGAGCGTCCTATGTTCTCCACCGAAGCAGCACTTATAGTTCCATTTGCATTTGAAGTCACTGTCACGCTGGTGTCTTCACCTCCTCCAACAGTAACATCATAAATATCACTGTTGTATGTGATTGTAGAAGGATAAGAAGTAACTTTATATACATCACCACTCACATAGCCAGAGCCTCCATTAGAGACAGACACAGTGCTTGCTGAAGTCAACGAGTAGACATTATGCATTCCTTGTGTGTAAGTAAGGGAAAGCTGGGCAGAAGCAGGAGTCTTAGAACTGTAGTTAATTTCAAGGGAATACTCTTTCTCGTAGTCTCCTTGCTTAACAAAAATAAGAGCTTCCTTGTCTAAACAAGAGGAACGACTAGACTGGTCTATTGTGACTGGAACACTTCTATTAACGAGGAACGTCCCGTCAGCCACTGTAGTAGCCCTAAGTGTGTCCCGCGCAGTGGTGGTGCTTGCAGAGACATCAAGGTAAGTCCCAGCAGCCGTGTAGCCTCCTGTGGCCCCATTGATAGACGCCTCGTCCCCACTGAGCACATTGTAAGCGTGGAACTTAGTGCCATCGTGGATCATGACGTAGCGCTCGGTTTCACTTCGGTTAACAAAGTGAATAAAGCTATCCGCTGAGAGCGCAGCGTCAGTCGAAAAGAGTTTCTTAACAAACCTAGTGCCGTTGCGTTTTGTTAATCCATCAACAACACTGCTCATGAAGTTAACCTGTTCGTCGCATTGCCCAGAGAAGCGCGTAGCGTCTGGCTGCTGGCTAACCCCCTGGATAAGGTTTGGTAATGATGTATTAATTAATGGCATTAGAGAATGTCGTAGTTTCGGTTGACCCCGAGGCAAGACGCAACGTCATAGTTATCAAAGATCGTCCTGTCGGCTCCTTGGCCATCGGCTTCTTCGAGGTTATAGCGTGCTTTGAGTTCATCCCGTAGGATCTGTTGCTCAAGCTCCTGAGACCCGACGGTGCGT